ACACATTAATTTTGAAAAAGACCAAGAAGAAATTTTAGATAGAACGGAAAATATAAAATCTTTAGCCGATGAAGTAAAAAAATTAAGAGATTTAGAAGATGAATTAAAAGCTGATGAAGAAGCTTTAAAAAATAAAAAACAGAACGTGGAAATAATTTCAGGTGAAATTATCCCTACACTTTTAAGTGAAATGGGATTATCATCTATCAAACTTGCAGATGGATCTGCAGTTGATGTAAAACCGTATTATGCAGCCAATATCTCGAGTAAGAATAGAGAAGCGGCGTATAACTGGCTTCGTGAAAATGGCCTAGGGGATATCATTAAAAATGAAATCTCCGTCTCCTTTGGACGAAACGAAGATAACAAGGCGGCAACTTATGCTAACCTTGCGAAGAGTCAAGGGTTCGAACCAACACAAAAGTTGAAGGTAGAGCCCATGACTCTCAAAGCACTCGTCCGTGAGCGTATCGAAAATGGAAAAGAAATGCCCATGGATATTTTTAACGTGTTCGTAGGAAACCGAACCAAACTAACAAGGAAACAATGAAACAAGAAACAAACCTAGTCAAACGAGAAAAAGGAGGCGCACTATCTACAAATCTATTTGAACAAGATAGAGACGCTGGCTTTCAAAACATGGGGCAAGAAGATTTTGCTCTACCTTTTTTGAAAGTATTGGTACAATTATCTCCAGAAGTGAATGACAGAAATGCCAAGTATGTAAAAAATGCCACACCAGGTATGATTTATAATACGGTTACCAATGAAATATATGATGGTAAAGAAGGCATAGATGTTTTGCCAGTTTTTTATGAAAGAAAATTGGTGGAATGGCAAGATCGTGGAGATAGCCAAGGCAAACCTGTACGAATTCATGATATCAGTAGTGATATTATGAGTACTACTAAACGTGAAGGTTCTGATTATAAAGATAGATTACCTAATGGTAATTATATCGAAAATACAGCCAACCATTATATTATTAAATTAAATGGTGTTCCTTCTCCTGCATTAATTTCTATGAAGGCAACTCAACTTAAAGTTAGCCGTAAATGGAATTCTATGATGATGGGTATTAAACTAGAAGGCAAAAATGGTCTATTTACGCCGCCAACTTATAGCCACATTTATAAGTTAAAAACTATCCAAATGTCGAATGATAAAGGAACATGGTTTGGATGGGACGTGAGTAAAACTGGTCCAATTCAATCTTCTAAAGATTATGCTCTTGCCAAAGGTTTTGCTAGAGATCTCTCTAAAAATAGAGTTCGAGTAGAACATCAGGCACCACCACAATCCGAAGAACAGAAGCCTCTACCATTTTAACAATTTCCTCCGTCGTTGGAAAAAGGGGCGGCAGCGGGAGACTTAAACCGCCCCGTATTAATTATGGTAGATACATTTATAAATATATTTATAGGCTTAGAGCGAGCTCATGGTTGTACTTATGTTGAAAAGAAAAACATAGATGGAACCAAGGTAAAAAGTCAATCGTTTGTTAAACGAGAACCAGTAACACGAATTCTTTGGGATAATCATCTTAAAGGAATTGAACCAAGTCTGGGAATTATTCCTATTAACGAAGAAAATAAATGTCGATGGGGGTGTATCGATGTAGATAGCTATGCTGGATTTGATCATAAAAAATTATTAATAAAAATTAAAAAATTAAATTTACCTTTAATTCTATTTCGTTCTAAAAGTGGAGGGGCACATATCTTTTTATTTACAACAGTCCCAGTAGATGCAGAATTAATTAGAAAGAAATTGGTATCCATTGGATCTATTTTAGGATTTGGAAGTTCAGAAGTTTTTCCCAAACAGATTGAATTAAAGTCGAAAGATGATACAGGAAATTTTCTTAACTTACCATATTTTAATTCTAATAAAACAACTAGATATGCCTTCCTAGAGAATGGAGAAGCTGCTAGTCTAGATGGTTTTTTTGAACTCTATGAAAGAAATAAACTCACACCAGAACAATTAGAAAAATTAACAATCAAAAGGACTGAGTCAGAATTAAGTGATGGTCCTCCGTGTATGGAGACTTTAGCTTCTGAAGGAATTAGTGAAGGAGGCAGAGACAATGCTTTATTTCATTATACAGTCTACGCTAAAAAGAAATGGCCTTCGGAGTGGAAAAATAAAATTATTTTATTTAATGAAAAGGTAATGAATCCTCCCCTTGATGACGCATCGGTCGAAAGAATTAAAGAACAGCATGATAAAAAAGATTGGGGCTACAAATGTAAAGATGAACCGATGTGTAGTTTCTGTGATAAAGAATTATGTAGAACAAGAAAACATGGAATTGGAGGGATGGCTCTCTTTCCAGTCTTAAGTGATCTTCAAAAAATAGAATTAGATGAACCTTATTATTACGTTAATGTAGATGGTCAACGAGTTAAACTGGATAATGTCGAAACTTTATTAGAACAAAGACTCTTTCAAAGAGCGGTTGCTAAACAAATTGATAAAAGACCTCCAAGAATTTCACCAAAAGAATTTGGACAATATACCGATATCTTGTTAGCGGGAATCGAAGAGGTCCCTGCTCCCATAGGCTCTTCCAAAATAGACCAATTACAAGAACATCTTGAAGAATTCTGTACTAATCGTAGTTCAACTACTACCACTAAAGAAGATATAACTCGGGGAAATGTATATACCCAAAACGGAAAACATTATTTTATTTTTAGTAGGTTTTATTATGGGTTTTTACAAAAAAGAAAATGGGATCAAAAATCTCAATTTACCCAACAAATGCTTAAAGATAATTTTAAATGTGAAGAAGAACGAATGATATTAGGAAAGAAAAAAATTAGTGTTGTACGCATTGAGTCATTTGAAAGAGTTAAAGATAGTTATAAACCTAAACAATTTAAACCAAAGGATCCATTTTAATGAAAACAATAGTATTAGGACCACCCGGCACAGGCAAAACTACTACTCTTTTAAATAAAGTAGAGCAGCTTCTTAAGAACACAGATCCTAATAAAATTGGGTATTTTGCTTTTACACAAAAAGCTGCATATGAAGCACGGGACAGAGCGATGAAAAAATTTAAATTATCTGAGGATGATCTTCCTTATTTTAGAACTTTGCATTCTTTAGCCTTCCGCAGACTTGGAATTAAAAAAGAGAATGTAATGCAGAAACATCATTATCAAGATTTAGGACAAAAAATTGATTTCCCTGTAGACTATATGGAATATGATGATGAAGAAGGAGGAATTTTTACAACTAAAAGTGATTATTTACGAATCTTACAATTAGCTAAGCTTCGAAATATTAGTTTTGAAAAACAATATGATTTAAAAGAACATACCCAAGATGTAGAATTTAATAAACTTAAAATTATTGCTAATGAATTAGAGAGATATAAAAAAGAATATAATCTTATAGATTATAATGACATGATTTTAAACTTTATAAAAGCTGATGCGTCACCGGCTTTTGAAGTAGTTTTTATAGATGAGGCGCAGGATTTATCTCTTATGCAGTGGGACATGGCGAAGAGCATATGGAATAAATCTGGGGATTCTTATATTGCCGGCGATGATGACCAGGCCATTTTTAGATGGGCGGGTGCAGATGTTAATAGTTTTATTACACAGACAGGAAAATTTTTAAGACTTACTCAATCCTATCGAATTCCTCAAAAAGTTCATGATGTAGCCATGAAGATTATAGGAAGAGTTTCGAATAGACTGGTGAAAGAATGGAAACCTCGTCTTCATGAAGGGGGACTCTTTAGATATTCTCATTTTGAAAATGTAGATATGAAAAAAGGAGAATGGATGGTATTAGCGCGTACTAGATTTATGCTTAATGAATTAGAAGAAACACTTTATCAA